AATGGAAAAAAACCATTCTTCATTTTACTTAAAATCTATAAAATTATTTATGATTTATTTATTATTAAATTAATAAAATGACAAATATTAATACATTGTATCATGATTTGTTAGATATTATTGAAAACAAAGAAAATAAATATATGACTGTATTAACTATCGAAACATTATCATCTAGAACATTATTAGCAGCATACGAAGGTATATGTAATACTATTAATCTTATTATTAAAAATGAAAGAATTAAAGCAAAAATAAGCCATTATATAAATTGTAAAAATAGTAAAATAATAGTATTAACCAAATGTAATTATTTAAAAAATGAAAGTATATTTTTAAATATTATATTAAATAATGATAATAATAAATTTACTATTAAAGCTATATATAATACTATTTCAATATAAAATAATAATATGGAAACTATTTTAACAGTTTATGCCGATAATATGGAATATTATAATAGTGATGAAGATGAATATACTACAGATAAAGAAGAAGGCAAAATAGAAAATATTGAAGATGTTAATAAACAAACGATTAATATAAATCAACTTGAAGAAAAAGTTAAAAATGCTATGGAAAAATTAAAAGAAATAATTAAAAATAAACAAGAAGAAGAAGATTCTTTAAAAAAATTAAAAGAGGAAGTTGATATTATTAAAAAAGATGAATTAGAATCTTTAAAAAATTCTAAAAAAATATTGGATAATAGATTAATAAAATGTTTAGAAGAACAAACAAAAAATATTATAATAGCGAGAAGAGCTTATCATAGCATTAATAATAAATATTGGTGGTCTTCTATATTTATATTGATTTTTTCATCCGTCATTACATTTATAGAAGCATTGAGGTTAATTATAGAAAATACAGAAAATAAGGAAATAAAAATACTTACATATGTTATAAGCATTACTTCAATATTTATAGGTATTTTAATAACAATAATAACAGGATATATTAAGTTTAACGATTATCAAAATAAATTAGAAATAATAAGTAGTCGTTTATCATTATTGTTACAATATCAAAAAAAATTTGAAGTAATTAAATTTCAACTTTCAACTTATTCTTTGCCAAATAATACAACAAATAGTAATACGGTTCAATGTAGAAAGCACAATACGTTAACGAAAGATATTTTAAAAGAGTTTAGCAATTCGTTGAATAAATTAGAAGAAGACATACAAAATAACGAATTGCTTAAATATATTACCGATAAAAATGAAATTAGATATTATCGTGATTATGTGGATACATATATTAAAGATATGATGTATAATAATTATATAAATTTGGTTGCTTCATATATAAATAATGATGATATCAGTGAAAATAAGGACGTATTAGAACGAATAATTAAAATAGCGAATAATCCTATATCAAGACGCTCGTTCAATAATAAAAAAAATATTATAGATTATGATATTATAAAAAATTTAAAATATAAAGTGTAATAATAATTAATTATATATATTCTATATGTAATATAGAAATGTCTGGAAAATCTGAAGAATTAGATTTATTAAAAGAGTTAAATAAAATACTTGATGATATACATAAATTTACTGATGAAAATATAACATCACCCATTAATACATTTGCTGATGAAAAAATAAAGAAACCTATTAAAGAAAATTTAAAAATTAACATCTAAATAGAATAATTTAATATGTTGTCGTCGTACATTTTTTTTATTGATGAATGCATATTTATTACATCATACATTGAATTATGTTGTTGTTCTATATCTTTATTAAAATTAAAGAAATATAATTCTTTTAAAGAAGGGTATTTATATTTACCATATTGATTTTTAATTTTTATAATATCTTTAGTATGTGTCATAGTACATAATAGTTTTTTTTTATCAATTTCTTCAATGATATAATATTTATCTCTTCTATATAATTCTGATTTTATTACATTAATATCAAATAAAATATTATGCGCCACTATATGAGTTGTTTTTTTTAATAATTCATAAAATTTATCAATAGCAATATCAAAATCTACACCTTTATCTAAAGATATTTCATTAGTAATCCCGTGAAATATAGAATTAGTTATATCGAAACCTTCTTTTTTAATAATAAAATCATTTAATTCTAATTCATTAAATTTATCATCTGTCATCATAAATGATAATTGTATAATTCGCGCGTTATCATATCTATTCGTAGATTTATAGTAAGGATATTTACCCCATTTTAAATTTAATCCCTTAGTATCTGGAAGACCATTTGTTTCTGTGTCAATAAATAACGCCATTTATTATAATATATAAGATATTATATAATACTATCTTATATCAAAATCAATTTTTAATAATATCATTTAGAACATTTTTATAAAAATATTCTACTAAAGTTTCCCATCTATAATTTATTAGAATATTTTCCCTCCCATTTTTTCCGTGTTTTTCTGCTAATTCAGGATCATGAAAATATTTCCAGAAACCTAAAGCAAAATCGTGAGGGTCTGTTAATTCTGCCTTTCCACCAATTCCATTTGATTTATTATCTAAATAATGATATATTTTAGGTTCAACTGGCGTGGAATTATCTTTATTTAGATATTCTTTAATACCCCCTACAAAAGAAGAAACTTGGGGTTTTCCCAATCCTAAACACTCAAATATTGTTAATTCATATCCACCGCCATTGCAATTATTACAACCTACATCGCAACAATTATATAATATATTAATTTCCTTATCAGATAATTGTTGAGGCGTTGGAACTTCAATAATAGTATTTTTAACATAATCAAGAGGAATATTTCTAAATTTAACTTCATTCTCCATAACATCCCATAAATTCCAATAAGCATCAATATCAGTTCCAACAATTAATTTTACAGGTCTCTTTGTATGTTCATTTGTTTGTATTGATGTATCATTTAAAATATTTGCTTTATAATGCATTTCTACAAATTCCACCCAAGCTATCATTGTGTGATCCCAACATTTTCTAGGTTGATTTCTATTTAAATTTAATACCATAAAATCATCAAAATTGTAATTAAAATATATACGTGATATATATTTTGGTATAGGGTAATACATTGTTGTATCAAAACCGTGAGGAAATACATAAACAGGTTTATCTTTATTTATTCCCAATTTATATACTATATCTTTCCAATAAGGAGTAAAAGCAATAATAGCATCAAAATGTTTATTTAAAAAATCAATATATGTTTTTTTTTGATATGGATAAACTTGATCCATATATGAAACTAATTTAAATTTATTTCGCGCATCTTTACAATCTTTTATTATATTATTTGTTATAGCTGTTGTAATCATATTATCATTAAAAATAATAATAATATCTTGAGGATTTTTTTTAATATAATCACCAATCTCTAATTCACCAAACCCTTTTCTTTTAGGATTTTCATTAGCCATAGCATCATGTAATATAACTGTTTTAGGAATATCATTGCGTATATTTATATCATTTGTATTTGAAAAATTTTGAAATCCATATATTGTAAGTTCAATATCATCATATATACCTAGATATTTTGATATATAATAAACAACTTTAGAATACCCATTGCTTGTTCCAATAGGATATGTTCCACATAACATAACTCTTGTTTTATTGTTTATAGAAGGCTTCCACCATCCACAATTATTTATATTATCATTTTCTGCTTTTTTTGTTATTATGTCAGTAGTATTATTAATGTTATTTAGATTTTTTAATTCATTTATTGTATCTTCACCAACATCAATTATATTTTTTAGATAATGAGATAAATCTATAGACATTGTTATTAGATAAATATAATATAAATCTTTATATGTTGATTTTAAAATAATAAAAAGAGTACATAATTATTTAAAATATAATAATTTCAAAAAAAATATAAAATCCATCTAAAAATATAATTATGTACTCTTTTTAACAATCATACTTTATTATTACATATTGCTGGCGTATGTGTTCCTACAACAGGTATATCGGTTTTAGGTAAGGGTAAATCAAAATTTTGCTGTAAATTATTTAAAGAATTAAGTGGTGGTTGTAAATGCTGTTGTAAAGAACTTTGGTTCATATAGTTATAATTTTGTAATTGTTGTGGATGATAATTTAAATAACTATGTTGATATGTATTATAACTATTAATATATGGTTCTAATATATTAGTAGTTTTTTTCATACCTAATTGTATTGATAAATCAACTAAATAATCACATAATAAAATTATAATTACACCTATGAATAACATGATAAAAACATTTATTAATAAATTAATATTATATTGCGTATTTTTATTTTCTTCTATGTTTTTTGATAATATAATCTCTCTCTTTTTAAGTTCTTCTATTTCCTTTTCAAGTTGTTTTGTTTTATTATCATTATTCAAGATATTTGCTTGATAATTATTGGAATAATTAAAATCGTTATTAAATTGTTTTGAATAAGCATTTTTTTCATCACCATCTATTTTATTTTCCATAGATTTTAAATATTTTAAAGCTTCAGAAACTTTTTTTCTTTCTTCTTCACTTAAATTATATTCTGAAGTATTTAATAAATTATTACCATTGTTAAATATTGTATTATTATTTGAATATTCGCTTGTATTATTATTTGTATAAGAAATATTATTATTAGGCATATAAAATTTAGGACTTTTGGGATTATTTGGATTATATTTTACTTCGTCATTTAAATTATTAATGTCAAAATATTGTTCTAAATCTTCGTCATAATAAGGCATAATGTTATTTGTGGATGCCATATTGGACATATCAATATCTTTAGAATTATTAAAATTTTCCTCTGTATAAACTTTCATTACATTTTTAAACTCATTTTTACAATCATTAGAAGATGGTATTGAATATATTGGTGCTTGTATTGGAGAACATGAGTTACTATTTTTTCTTACTGTTTCTTGATAATTATCTATTTTCTCACTTGATGCTGATAATTTACTTGTTTCTAAATTAGCAGGACCTTTAACAGAATTACTATCAGGAATTTCAGATTTTGTCTCTTTTTTTTTTTTAAGTTTTTTTTAAAAATTTTCTAAATT